CCCAACGACAACACCAAGACCATCATCTGATTCTCATGACCCGCAAAGAGCGGATCCTTCTTGAGATCGCCTACATGATCACCAACGCCTTCATCTGTGCTGGCGTCATCCGCCACTGGAACGACATCTCATGACTTTGCTGATTGACGCTGACTGGTTGGTTCACTCCGCCTGTGCCGCATGTGAGTGCGACATCCGGTGGGATGAATGGATCAACACCCTGCACCTAGAGCAGGCGGACGTGAAGGACTTCATCACCAGCCGTGTCGCCTACTGGCAGGACCTGGCCGCTGACCGGCAGGTGGTGATGTGCTTCTCCGACTACCCCACCTTCCGCCATGAACTGCGGCGGGAGTACAAGGCCAACCGCATCGGCAAGCGCAAGCCCTTGGGCATGCGTGACATCCGGGTGTGGGTGGAGCAGAACTACGAGGCCCGCACCTGCCGTGGCCTGGAGGCTGACGACGTGATGGGTCTGCTGTCGACCAATGGGCTGTACCCCAATCCAGTCATCGTCTCCATCGACAAGGACATGCGCACAGTCCCCGGCTCACTGCTGGCAGGGGAGGAAGTGGAGACTATCCACCCAGCCCAGGCTGACCGCACCTGGATGTTGCAGACCTTGAGCGGGGACACCACTGACAACTACAGCGGGCTGAAGGGCGTGGGCCCCAAGACCGCAGAGAAGTTGCTGGACGGTGTCGAGACCCTGCCTGAGATGTGGGAGAAGGTGTTGGCTGCATACAAAAAGCAGGGCCTGTCGTTCATGGATGCAGTGACCAATGCCCGCATGGCCAGGATCCTGCGGTATCAGGACTATGACTTCGCTACCGGAGAGGTCCGGCTGTGGGAGCCTGATGTTGACCCTGCGATGAAGACCAATGGATGAATCCCTATGGCCTCCACTTGATGAAGCACTCGTCAAGAAGTTGGAGGACCTGATCCCAGAGAAGTGCCCCGACATCGCAGATGACGACCGTGCCATCTGGATGTACGTCGGGCAACGTCAAGTGGTCCGCATGTTGCGAGCCGTTTATCTTGAGCAGCAGGACGAGGCATCCACCCATGTGCGGTAGCAAACCCAGCGGCCCATCGCAGGCGCAGATCCAAGCGCAACAACAAGCGCAACAAGAGGCTGCTGCACAACAGGCGGCGCAGCAGCAGGCTGCGATGCAGCAGATGATGCAGCAGCAAGCAGCTGCTCAGGCCGCCGCGCAGAAGCAGTACCAGCAGCAAATGGCTGCACAGCAGGCTGCACAAGAGCGGGCAGCAGCTGAGCAGCGGCAAGCGATTGCCCAGCAGCAAGCGCAAATGGCAGCCCAGGCCGCAGAGGCCAAGCGCCAGCAGGAAGAGGCCATTGAGCGTGGTCGCCGTGAAGGGGTTGCCCGTCAAGAGGAGCAGCGTCGTCTGTCCACTGCAGCCCCTGCCCCACCGCCCAATGCCAGCGCCACCACGGTGAAGCCCACCCTGGAGATTGCTCCGCAGGCCAGGACCACTGGTCGCAACCGTCGCCGGTACCGGGCATCCGACGCTGCCATGGGTATCGGCGGATCCACCGCCACTGGTCTGTCCATCCCTGCCACCTCATAACTCGTGGACCTAAACCTGACCGCCAATGTCGACCGGCAGTCCAAGCCCTATGCGGACGACAGCGAGCAGGGCCGGGTCGCTGCCAAGTACCAGCAGCTGACCACCTACCGGGATCCGTTCCTTGAACGGGCCCGGGACTGCAGCCGCGTCACCATCCCATCCCTCATCACTGACGAGGGTGGTACGGACAAGGGCAAGCTCAAGACCCCGTACCAATCCATGGGTGCCAGGGGTGTGAACTACCTGGCCAGCAAACTGCTGATCACCCTGTTCCCACCCAACTCCGCCTTCTTCAAGTTGGAGGTGGACGACCTGGCACTGCGTGTGTCAGAGCAAGGACCCGAGGTGAAGTCCGAACTGGACCAGGCCCTGGTCAAGGTTGAGCATGCAGTGATGTCGGTGTTGGAGACGGCCAATGGCCGTGCCTCCATGCACGAGGCGTTCAAGCACCTGCTGGTGGGTGGCAACGTCCTGCTGTACGTCGACGCCGAAGGCATCAAGGTCATTCACCTGAACCGCTACTGCATCATCCGTGACCCGATGGGGAACGTGGCGCAGATCGTGGTGCAGGAGGAGATCCTGCCTGATGCCCTGCCCGATGGGTTTATGGAGGAGACCGACGAAGCAGAGGAACACGAGCCCGGCAAGAAGTCGGTCAAGGTGTTCACCTGCATCGAGTTTGAAGACGGCAAGTGTCACTGGTACCAGGAGGCCATGGGCAAGGAGATCCCTGGCACCCATGGCATGTGCGATGCAGACGTGTCGCCTTGGATCCCGCTGCGCTTCAACCGCGTCGATCAGGAGGAGTACGGCAGGGGCTACGTCGAGGAGTACTACGGCGACCTGCTGGCACTGGAATCCCTGTACCAGGCCATCCTTGAGGGCAGTGCTGCCGCGGCCAAGATCCTGTTCTTGGTCAACCCGAACGGCACCACCCGCCCACGCACCCTGGCCAATGCACCCAACGGCGCCATCGTCCAAGGCAATGCGGCAGATGTGACTGTGATCCAGAGCCAGAAGGCTCAGGACATGGGCATTGCCATGCAAACCGTGGAGCGGATTGAGGCACGGATGCAGTACGCCTTCCTGCTGAACACCGCCATCCAGCGACCAGGTGAGCGGGTGACGGCAGAGGAGATCCGCTACATGAGCCAGGAGCTGGAGGCTGGCATCGGTGGCCTGTACTCCATCCTGACCCAGGAGCTGCAGCTGCCCCTGGTTCGTCGGCTCATGCACCTGCTGCGCAAGCAACGCAAGCTGCCACCGTTCCCAAAGGTGGAGGGCAAGTCGTTGGTGAATCCCAAGCCCGTCACTGGACTGGAAGCCATTGGCCGCGGCGATGACCGCAACAAGCTGATCGACTTCCTCACCACGGTGCAGCAGGCCCTGGGTCCTGAGGCCATGGCCAAGTACATCAATGTGCCGGAAGCATTGGCACGACTGGCTGCATCTGAATCCATCGACACCACCAACCTGGTGAAGACAGCCGATGAATTGGCAGCTGAGGATCAGGCTGCACAGGAAATGATGCAACAGCAACAACAGCAAGAAATGCTGCAGGCTGGAATCAAGTCACCTGCCATGGGCAGACTGGCGGATGGATACGTCCAACAACAACTTGCAGAAGGAGGAGTAATCGATGCCCCGCTCAACCGTCCCGAAGGAACAGGACTTCCTGCCTAAGGCTGATCCTGTGTCTTTGGTTGGTCCCCCTGCTGCTGTTGAGCAGCCGGTGTCGAAGGAGATTGTCATCGGCAAGGTGGAGTCCAGACCCGCCCCTGTCGCTGGCCCTGCTCCTGTCGTCACCACCGCCGACAACGGCGACATCGTCATCAACTAACCCCACCCCATGCCTGAAGCCATCACGTTCACTGAAAACGAAACACCAGCACTGTCCCCTGAAAACCAAGAGATGCTGCAGGCCATGCAGCAACCCTCCAAGGAAGAAGGGGGTGAGTTGCTGGCCGGCAAGTACAAGTCCGTCGAGGACCTGGAGAAGGCCTACAAGGAGCTGCAGTCCAAGCTGGGCAGCAAGACTCCTGAACCCATCACCACGGACGACGTCGCCCCTGAGGAGGGGGAAGAGGAGGGCGAGGAGGAGGAGACTCCTGCTGCCAATGCCCGTGAGCTGTATGGCGAGGCCATTGGCTCCCGCTTGGAGGAAGCCAACGTTGACTTCCAGTCCATGTCCGAGCGCTGGTCGCAAAGCGGCAAGCTGGCGGATGAGGACTACACCCAGCTGGAAGGGGCAGGCTTCACCCGTGACATGGTCGATGCCTACCTGGCAGGCTTGACCTACCGGACTGAGCAGGACAGTCAGCTCACCGTCAAAGAGATCACTGCCATCAAGCAGGAATACGGCGGTGATGCGGCCTATGCAGCCATGATCGAATGGGCATCGGCCAACCTGCCGAAGGAGGAGACCGACGCCTTCAACCAGGTGGTGAACACCCAGCCGCTGAACGTGGCAAAGCTGGCCATTGCTGGCCTGCATGCCAAGTACGTCGCAGCAGAAGGGCGAGAGCCCAAGCTGATCAGTGGTCGCAGTGCAGCCAAGAGCGGTGACAAGTTTGAGTCCACCGCACAGCTGGTCGAAGCAATGAAGGACCCGCGGTACGCCACGGACCCTGCGTATCGGAAGAAGATCGAAGCAAAGCTGGCCAGATCGAGCATCATGTGAGTGTGAAAGCCAAGGTCACCTGAGCCCCGGTCCGCCAGTCCGGGGCTTTTTCTTTGGCGAATCAGGTACTTACACTGCAGTCACCTAGACCCGCTCACTGAAACGACGGCCCGCTGCGGCGGACACCCTTCGGTGTAGGGAAGCAGAGGTCGGGTAACCAACCCACTTCTCTAGGAGAGAACAATGGCTGCTCCCGATTTTTCCGCCTCACGGCTTGGCTTAGTCAACAACGCAGGAGGTGGCTCCTGGGCTGGTGACAACGCCCTCTTCCTCCAGGTTTATGGCGGCGAGGTCCTGACTGCGTTTAAGAAGGCAACTGTCTTCGAGAACCTGCACAAGGTCCGCACCATCGCCTCTGGAAAGAGCGCCAGCTTCCCGATCATCGGCCTCAACTCTGCTGCGTACCACACCCCCGGCACCATGCTGGTGGGTAACCAGGTCAAGCACGCCGAGGCTGTCATCAAGATCGACGACAAGCTGGTGAGCAACGCCTTCATTGCTGACATCGATGAAGCCAAGAACCACTACGACGTCCGCTCTCAGTACACCTCTGAGATGGGCAATGCCCTGGCCTACACGTTCGACAAGAACGTGGCCGCCATGATTGCCAAGGCCGCTCGTACTGCCACCCACTTCAACACCGATCTGCCTGGTGGTACCCGCATCAAGATCGTCGCCACTTCCAAGGCTGCGATCACGGGCGCCCAGCTGGCTACTGCGCTGTTCTCTGCAGCGCAGAAGATGGACGAGAACAACCTGCCTGAGGGTGACCGCTACTGCTGTCTCGCTCCGGCTGAGTACTACAAGCTCGTCCAGCAGACCGATGTCATCAACCGTGACTGGGGTGGTGCCGGCGCTTATGCCGATGGCACCGTCCTGCGCGTGGCTGGCATCCAGATCATCAAGTCCAACCACCTGCCCACGACCAACCGCTCTGCGGCGACTGGGGAGAACAACGCCTACGACGCCAACTTCACGGACAGCGTCGCCCTGGTGTGGAACCCCGGTGCAGTGGGCACGGTGAAACTGATGGATCTGAAGATGGAGCAAACCGGCTCCGACGTTCACGCTCTGTGGCAGGGCACCTTCATGGTGGCTTCGATGGCTTGCGGTTCTGGGATCCTCCGTCCCGACTGCGCCGTCGAGATTTACACCGCCACCAGCTGACGGTTCAGTGGGGGCCTACGGGCCCCCTTTTTCCTTTTGGAGTTGATTCATGGCCATCACCCGCACGTCGTTACTGGAAGCCGCCAACACCGTGCTGCGGATGCTGGGTGAGGCACCGGTCAACAGCTTGGATGGGGACTTCGGCTTGGCACAGCAGGCCAACGACATCCTTACCGACACGTCCCGTCGCCTTCAGATGGAAGGGTGGACGTTCAACACCGACTACTACAAGCTGCTGCTGCGGGACTCCATCACCAAAGAGATTGCAGTGCCGAGTACTGCACTGCGTGTGGTGGTGTCGCCCTATGACCACCCGGACCTGGATGTAGTGCAGCGGGGCAGCAAGCTCTACGACCGCAGGGCCAACAGCTACGCCTTCACCAAGGACGTCCGTGCTGACATCACCCTGGCGTTGGACTGGGACGAGCTACCCGAACATGCCCGCCGGTACATCACCACCAGGGCTGGTCGTCTACTGCAGCAGCAGATCGTGGGGTCCAAGGATCTGGATGCCATCAACGCAGGAGAGGAAGCAGAGGCCCGCTCTGCGTTCCTGGAGTTGGAGACAACGCTGGACACCCACAGCATGCTGCAGGGGGATCCCAACGTATCCGGGCCCATCCTTGGATACCTGCCATCCCAGGCCATCCGTCGCTTGTAAGTCATGCCACTGGTCAGCAGCACCATCCCCAACCTGATCAATGGGGTGAGTCAGCAGCCTGCTGCTTTGCGCCTGGCTTCCCAGGCAGAGGCAGTCATTAACTGCATGCCGTCACCAGTTGAAGGCTTGAAGAAGCGGCCACCGTTCCAGCACCTGAAGAAGATCTTCAGTGGCAGTGCTGGCAGCGGTCGCCCGTACTTCAGCATCGTGGACCGTGATGGTGCCAACCGGTGGGGCATCCTGCTGCAGGACCAGGCCATCAAGGTGTTTGACCTGGATGGCACGTTGAAAAGCGTCAGCACCCCTGATGGCGTTAGCTACCTGGACGTCACGGGTGAACCCAGCAAGCAGTTCCGCGTGGCCTCGGTGGCGGACTACACCTTCATCGTGAACCGCGAGAAGGTGCCAGCCATGCTCACCGATGCGGGCAACAAGAGCCCGGTGTGGGGCACCAAGTCCATGGTGTTCGTGAAGGCCGCGGCCTATGGCACTGAGTACAAGGTGAAGGTCGACAGCACAGAGGTGGCAGTCAAGACCCGCCCAGCTGGTGGTGACACCTTCTCTGCCACCTACTCCCAGTCCGGCACCACAGTCACCGTCACTTCCAACGGTCACGGGTGGGAGACCGGATACAAGATCAACTTTGCTGCCTTGACCGGCACCGCCTTGAACGGGCAGTTCAGCATCACAGTGACGGGGGCCAACACCTTCACCTTCACAGCAGCGACGTCGCTCACCACCAGCGGCAACTGCTCCATCAACTACAACCCCACCCTGTCGACGGTCGACATTGCCACTCGGTTGCGGGCAGCCCTTGCCGCTGCTGGTGCCCTGTCCGGGTTCACCTTCACCGTCAACGAGTACATCATCGAAATTGAGAAGAACGACGGTGGTGCCTACACGTTGAACGCCACGGATGGGTATGACGGGGCGTCGATTAAAGGGATCAAGGGGACGGTGAGCACGATTACCGACCTGCCCACCAAGGCACGGCATGGTTTCATCGTGAAGGTTCAGGGTGACACTGCCAGCGAATACGACGACTGGTACCTGAAGTTTGAGGTGACGGCAGGCAGTGGCTTTGGTGACGGGGCCTGGCGGGAGACCGTGGCACCTGGCATCGACTACAAGCTGGACCCGACCACCATGCCGCATGTGCTGGTGCGAGAGAGCAACGGCACCTTCACCTTCAAGAAGTTCGACTGGAGCCCACGGGTGGCAGGTGATGCAGACACTGCATCGAACCCCAGCTTTGTGGGCAACCCGATCAACAACATCACGGTGTTCCGCAACCGCCTGGTGCTGCTGTCGGACGAGAACGTGATCATGTCGGCAGCGGATGAGTTCGACCGCTTCTTCCCGGAGACGGTGCAGACGGTCCTGGATTCAGACCCCATCGACCTGACCTGCGGTGGCAACCAGGTGAACATCCTGCTGGCTGCTGTGCCGTTTGCCAGCACGCTGCTGCTGTTCTCCCGGCACAACCAGTTCCGCTTGGACAGCGGGTCGTTGACGGTGCAGCCGCTGACCCCCAAGAGCGCCAACATCACCGCGATGACAGCCTTTGAGCTGTACGACGGCACCGACCCGGTGACGGTGGGTCGCACCATCTACTTCCCCATCCCGCGTGGGGAGTACGGCGGCTTGCGGGAGTACTTCCTGCCGGACACCACCAGCCCGGTGCCTGCTTCGGATGAGGTGACAGCAGCAGTGCCGCGGTTCATCCCTGCTGACATCGTCCAGATGGCGGCCACCATCTCCGAGGAGGCGGTGGCACTGATCACCAAGGCCGACCCCACCAAGATTTACTACTACAAGTTCTTCTTCCAAGGGGATCAGAAGCTGCAAAGCTCCTGGTCGTACTGGCAGGTGGAAGGCAGCAAGCAGCTGCTGTCTATCCAGTTCCTGGACAGTGACCTGTATGCCGTCGTGCAGTACAGCGACGGGGTGTACCTGGAGAAGATGACCGTCAGGCCAGAGATGGCTGAGAGCGGTGTCGACTACGAGCTGCTGGTGGATCGCAAGGCCAATGAGACCACCTGCTCTGTGGCCCTGACCAACCCTGCTGGCCTGGACGTGCAGTCGACCATCACGTTGCCGTACCCGATCAACAGTGGCTCCACCATGGTGGTGGTGGGTCGTGATGTGGTGGGTAACACCATCGCCCCTGGTCAGCTGATCACCCCGATCAGTCAGACCGCAGCTGGTGGTGCTGGTGGCAACGGCACGCTTGTGGTGAGAGGCAACCTGACCGCTGCTGAGTTCTGGGTCGGAGAGCTGTACACCATGCGGTACGAGTTCAGCACGCCCTACCTGAAGGAGCAGCCCCAGGGTGGTGGTGTCGCTGTGATTGGTGGGCCGCGGCTGCAGCTGCGCACCTGGACCCTTATTCACGACAAGTCCGGGCACTTTGAACTGCGGATCACGCCACGCGGCAGGGACACCAGGATCCACCCGTACAACGGGCTGCTGCTGGGTGATGGCAGCCAGCTGGGGGAAGTGCCTGAGCAGGTCGGCAAGTTCCGGGTGCCGGTGCTGGCGCAGAACATCGACACCAAAGTGGAGATTTACAGCCGCAGCCCCCTGCCCTGTCGTGTCCAGTCGGCAGAGTGGGAAGGCATGTACTTCAGCCGGACACAACGCCTGTGAGGTCAGTCGCCTACACCCGCCCCTCAGTGGCAGCAGACATCCCCATCGTGGCCAGCGACATGCGGGAGGCGGACAAGCAAGAGCTGCAAGCAGGAAGCCAAGGCACACCGAAGGAGGCGCTGCTGCGGGGCCTGCTGACCGGCAAGCCCTGCATGACCATCTGCAAAGCAGACGGCACACCAGTGGCGATGTGGGGCGTGGCACCGCAGATGGACGACGTCGGTGTGGCGTGGCTGCTGGGCACCAACGAGCTGGTGAAGGACCGTGCCACCAGGATCCGCTTCCTTCGTGAGGTCAAGGCGCAGGTCGCCAAGGTGATGAGGACTTACCGTGTGCTCTGGAACTGCGTTGATGCCCGTAACACCGTCCACATCAGATGGATCCGGTGGATGGGCTTTACCTTCATCGCAAAGCATCCAAACTATGGAGCAGAAGGTCGGCTGTTCCTGGAGTTCTGCAAGGTGAGTCCATGTGCGCCCCTCTAGCTGTAGTCGCTCCAATCGTCGGCAGTATTGCCTCCATCGGCCTGGGCGTGTACAGCGCCGTGGCGGGCTACCAAGACGCCAAAGCCCAAGCCAACTACAACTACCAGATCCAGCAGCAGCAGCAGCAGTTTGCGTTTGCCGAGCAGCAGCGGCAGATGGACTACCAGTTCCAAGAGCAGCTGCGGATGTCGGAATACAACTACCAGAACCAGATGGCGGCGCGGCAGTTTGAGTACAACAACGCGATGATGCAGTACAACGCTCAGACAGCTGAGCAGCAGCGTCGCTTTGAGTACGAGCAGGCCGTCAACCAGCAGAACTACGACTTCCAGCTTTCCCAGACTGAGCTGAACCGCGGCTACGAGCAGATGCGGGAGGACCAGCAGAAGTCGATCATGGAGCTGAACAGCGAGCTGGCGGGCACTGCCTACGCCAACGACCTGCGGCAGATCGACCTGATGTTCATGCAGGAAGAGGAGGCTGCTGCCCAGCAGAAGATGAAGGGTGCCCGTGAAGCGGCACAGATGCGGGCTGAGGTGCGTGCATCAGGCCGTGTGGGCAACACCGTCGACAACCTGCTGGCTGACTACTACCGGCAGCAGGCCCAGTACGACTTCGCCACCAACCGGAACCTGGCGTTCACGGGCATGGCATCGCAAGAGAAGAAGCGTGGGGCGCAGGCCCAGTACGCAGCTCGCAAGGTGAGCGAAGTGCCGTACCTCAAGCAGCCGTATGCCGATCCTGTGAAGGGTCTGACGTTGCAGCCTGGACCTGGTGTCGCCCCACTAATGGGTCCCCAACCAGTGAGGCAGCAGGTGACAAGAGGCGTGGCAGTGCCGTCACCGGTTTACAAGTCCTACGTCAGCTCCACGCCGTACTTGATCCAGGGAGCCGGCAGCGTCTTGAGCGGCGGGGTTCGCCTAGCCAGCGGCATTGACGGATACAACACTTGGAGGGCTTCACAGCCCGGTCGCACCAGTTAGCCATGGCCCGTCCCTTTCTCGGCAACGCCTACGGGAACACCGACCGGAGCACTCCGGCGCAGCTGCTGGGCGGCATGGCTCAGAGCAGCAGCCAGGCCCCTATCGGCACTGATCAACTGCAGGCTCCTGCCATCCAGGCAGTGCAGCAGCTAGTGGAGACCTTCTCACCTGCGGGTCGACTGCCGACGCTGGGTGGGCCGGTACAACTGCCCAATGCACCCAATGTGCCGCAGGCCCAAGCGCCGATCCTGAGCCCACTGCCGCGGCCCATGACACCACCCAATCCGGTGGTGATGCAGAGCGCCGTTCAGGCCCCGGTCTATGCGCCCTATGTGGACAACATGGGTGCCCTGGCCCGGTCGCTATCGGGGTTCAGCACCTTCTTTGACGAGCTGACCAAGTACGGGGTTGAGCGGGAAAAGCGGGCTGACGAGCGGGCCAAGCAACAAGGTGGCCAGCTGGCGATGGAAGCCAGCCAACTGGGCACCTTCACCAGCCTGCAAGAGCTGCAGAAGCGCTTAGAGAAGGGCGTAGCCGAAGGCGCTGCTGGCGCGGATGACTTGCTGCGTCGGTTCCAGGCAGCGGATCCCCGTGCCCTGCGGTACGCCACGATCAACCTGCAGGACGCCTACATCAAGAACAACGCCGCCACCTTGGCGGAACGGGTCAACCAGACCAAGACACTGTTGGACGGTCGTCCGATTGAGTCGGTGCCAGCCAGCGACCCTGAGTTCCAGCGGCTGCAGTCTGCGCTCGCTGCTCCGCAAGGATTGCAAGGCATCCTGCCCGAGGTATGGGAGGCCAATCGTCAGCAGCTTGGTGCGATCTATGGCTCCGTCTCTGCAGCCCAAGAGAAGCGCTACGGCCAGTACAAGACCCAAAAGGCTAAGGAGGGCCTGGCTGCCACCAACGACGCCAATGCCGCCAACCTGGTGAAGGGCACGCTGCCGTGGGAGCAGGTCGCAGCAAACCTCACCGCTGCCCTGGATGGCTTCTATGGCCAGAGCGGACAGACCAGGGAGACCTACCTGGAGGAGCTGGGCAACTTTGCGTCTGGCTTTATTGAGTCCGCATTGAGCGCGGCTGGTGTCGACTACACCCAGGGCAAGCAGTTCCTAGGCAAGCTGCCACTGGTCCTCACCGAGATCCGGGTGGGCCCACAGCAGGATGGCGACAAGCGCCCCTACCTGCTGGATGTGATCCAGGTGGGACCGGAGAAGCTCTCTGGCGCTGCTGCTCTCAACTACCTGATGCAGGAGGGGACCAAGAAAGTCCTGGCCCAGCAAGACCTGCAGGACAAGTTTGAGGGCCGTGAAGCCAGCGAGCAGGTGGACGTCGACATCCAGCAAGCCTTCACCCCTGATGTGCTGAACAACCCTGCTGCTGTCGACCAGACAGAGGAAGCACTGATGGCCCGTGGTCGCCAGCTGTATGCCGACAACCCGGAGATGGCACTGGCCTACGAGGAGCGGGTGAAGAAGCACACTGCAGGGATCCGTGCTGGCTACGTCCAACCGGTGCAGGAGCAGGGCGAGATCGACCTGTGGTCGGAAATGGCGCAGAACCCGGGCACTGACTTCACGCAGAAGATCATGCAGCTGCAGCAGTCAGGGCAGATCAGCTACCAAGCTGCCAAGGGGTTCCTGCAGTCCCAGGCCAGCCGCAACCGCGAGGACAACAAAGGCAACTACCAGGTGCTCCGTGGCCTGCAGGAAGACCTGAAGAAACGACTGGAGGCGCAGTACGCAACAGGCAGCTCTGAAGGTGGCGCCAACCTCACGCCTAATGAAGCCCGTCAACTGTGGGCAACGATGGGCCAGCTGTACCAGCAAGGCGATGCAATGATCCGCAAGAACCCAGG